CATAGACCGAGAAAATTAGTTGTTTCATAACGTTCGTTCCAATTTGTTGATTTTGGCGTGTGCGATTTCTTCGCGCACGTTTAGCCGATCTGGTGTGTTGTCGGCCGCGTAAAGTTTTGAGCGTTTTTTTCGTTCGGATTTGATCTCCTCGTAATGTTGTTGATGGGTTCGTTCTAGAAATTTGTCATAGAACCGTGGAGTTTTCATTTGTTTACCTTCAATAATTATGAAGTCATCGGGGTAAACGTCTGTTGTGAATTCTTTTATCCAGTCGTGCCCGATTCCGGGCCTTCTGCTCATTGTCGCGTAGACGTTTTTTAGCTCGTTTATTTCTCCGGTTGAGAAGTCCATTGATTGCAGCGAGAAGTATCTTTCGCCAGTTAGTTTTTTCAGGGTATAGCGAGCTACGTAGGCCGCTGATTCCTTGGTTAGGTTTCCGACGGTTACGAATCCGTTTCCCCATTTTTCCTCTAGGAAGGCCGAGGTATACAAAGTCGTTCCGTTTTCTGTTTTGAAATGAACTTTGTCCTTGGGTTCCCAGCCGAATAAGAGAGCGTGGTAATGAGGTCTTTGGGTTTGTTCGCCGTACTCGCCGCAATGGAAGAAGCGTAACTTTTTCGGCGAGAGAGAGCGGCGTAGTTTTTTCATGAATTTTTGCCAATGTTCCGGCCTCAGTTCGTGAAATTGTGGAATGTTTTCGTCATCGTAAGTCAGAGTTATAAAGCAGTTTTCGTCGTAGCTTTGCGATTCATGTACACACCTTGCTGCCCAGTCTTGGGATTTGTCTACACGGCAGCCGATACATTGCCCGCAGGGGACTTGCATCGGGTTTCCGTTCGACAGGTTTTGATTGAAGGTTATTGCGCATGAGCCGATTTGTTGCCAACCCTTTAGGGGTCGGAAGCAGGCCATTCAGAAACGCCAGCCGCCGCGTTGGATCGTGGTCATGTTGTTTACGGACTGCGTCCTGGACGCGCCTTTCTTGAACATGGCCTTGGATTTGGACTTTTTGAGTTTGCTGCGTCGCATGATTTATTGCTCCTGGTTGGTCGATTTGGTGTCAGTGGGCACAGTTACAGATGAACTGGGAGTAACTGTGCCGGATTCTGCCGGGTTTTTCCCGTCAGAGGGTGGATTTGCCGGGGTTTTCGCTTCCGCGAGCCCGTATTCGGCAAATTTTGGTGCATTTTCGGGATTTTCGACAAATGCGAGGAATGACGCGGGGTCATTTTGGAAGCGTTCCCGGACGTGGCTCGGGAGCTGTTGGAAGTTGTTTTTTGCGCTTTCGACGAGCTGCAGCGCCTCTTGAAAGTCAACCGACGGGGCGTAGCCGAATTGCGGGGTTCTTTCCGGCATTCGGGGGAGTTGTCCGGTTTTTTGATACCGGGCGATTAGATAGTTGAGGTCGGTTTCCTTTTTGAAGGATTGTTTTGTGCGGCTAGCGCCGCCAATTCTTGCCGCGACTTGAACGCGCGGCGAGAAACAGTTGCGAATCTGCGGCAGGGCCGGTTCTTCGAGTTTCTTTATTTTGTTCACCATTTGAGTACCTTTTTGATCATGCCGCGCACTGCTGTTCGCATGGCGTCGGATGCTTCGATGTCGAAGCGTTTGAGGATTGGATCAACGTCGAGTTGATCTATTTTCGAGAAGAATTTTGCGTCGGATTGTGCGCGTGGAATATCCAGCGCGAGGACGGCCGATTGAAATTGTTTCCATTTGGTGTCGGCGTCCGTGTTTGATTTTTGAGCTTTTGCTACCTCGGCGAGATTTTTGTCTTTGTTCTCGACAGCTTTCATGTTTTTGAGTTCTTGATTCAGACGTTTTGCGGCCATCGCCGATGCTACGGCAGGAGTAATAACGTCTGGCATTGTTGGCGAGGCCATTGTCCCGCCTCTGGCGCCGGGGCCGCCGGCGGATAGGATTGGATTGAGTCCTGCTTTGCGCAGGTCTTCGACTTCCCATTGGTGCGCGTTCTGCATTTGTTTGGTGATAAATCGGCGTTGATTTTTTGCCATGTCTTTGGAGCCGGAAGCTCCCATCATGCCGCCGAGTAAGGATGCGCCGCCTTGGATTAGAGCGCCGGTGATTATTGGGTCCATTTTGAATCCTGCTGGTGCTGGTGAATAGGGACCGCCGAGCCACCCGCCGGTTTGTTTTAACGGCGGGGCTGGCGGGGCCTTGTCGTAGGGGTAAGTTTTGACCACTTGATTAGTCTCCGGGTTTAAAGGCTGAGTTGTTTCGTTTGCGATTGCCACTCCGAACAAGCCTGCATTGCAGATCAGACATATGAGTTTGACTGTTCTGCAACACAAGCATGTAAGGAGTTGAGCGTTCATTAACTAGCTAAGTTTTCAGCCTATTTGTTTGCAACACCGAGAAGAGTTGTTCGAACACTTACGTGTTCAGAAGTGGTCAATCAGACCGGGGACGCCATAGAGAGGCATCGGTCTGGCACACCGCATGGATTGAAATGAATCAAATATGAAGTGAGGTTCAGCAGGGACGGCAATGACACGATCCACGGGGGGATCATCCTGAATGAAGGTGTCATTGAGTAAGGGAAGGGAAGTAAATTCCTGAGAGAGATGCCAAGAATCAAGAGTTGCCGCATCAGTGGAGCGGAATTTGCCGGTGATCATGGAATTTTTGAAGCGATATTCGGCAAAGCGTTCTTGGTAACCGAAAACCTCATCATCGGCTGCCGCCGCTTGGAAGTAGATTTCGGAATTGAGAACAGCCTGTTCGCCGAGGTGCGCGAGTGTGGGCCAGAAAAAGTCGTAACGACTTGATCTGGTGAACATACGCGGTAGCCCTTGCTGGTAAGTCAGGTCAGCACGGGCAGACACCAAACCGATAATTACGCAATGCTCAGTGAAGGATTTTGTGAATCCGATACCGGAAGCGGAAGAGGTTCCGATGGCGGAGAGATTTGCTTGCGGGGTCGTGTCGGTCTGCGAGGTTTGAGCGATAGGAGAGATGATTAGGTTCGCAGTACCGCCGCCTAGATATTCCGGGCGTTGAAGACGAGCATCTGGAGAGGTGACGCCGAAGTGTGAGCGTACAAGTTCGGTATAGCGGGTTCCGCCTCTGGCGTCGCGTTCCAGTAAGCGTTGAACTTGAAACGCTTGGCGCAGCTCGTTTATTGATGCTGCCGTGGCCGTGGATAGATCGGCGTAGATATTTGGGAAACCTGTTCCGTCGCCCTCGATATAACCGATGCCGCCGCCGGCAGTGTCAATGGGTTTGGCCGGATCGTAAAGAACGGTGCCGGTTTCACCGGTTTGATAGATGGGGAAGCCGCCGCCTACATAGCCTGTGTTGTTGGCGACACCGATACCTTTAACGTCGGCTCTTTCGCCGAGCGGGAGTAGAACAGGAGAGTCTTGTTTTTGGGGCCACGGTAAGCAGGAGGTGAAATAGTCTTTTCTTTTGCCTCGACGTAAGAGTTCGAAGTCCGAGTCGGAGTCGGGGCCATCGTCGTGAGGTTCTGGAACAGAGTCTTGTAAGTTTTCATCGCGATACCATTGATTCCAGATTCTCGCGTAGGCGCGATGGAAAAGAGAATGTGGTGCGGAGATTGCGGTTGTTGGAAGTCCAAAGTAATCGTTAAGACTTTCGGACGCGGGCGGGGCCGCGATAGCGAGTTTAGGTGTGACGTAGTCGATGGAGTCGGATGGGTTTTCTTGTTCGCCCATCATTTTTACAAAGTTGTCCCATATGGTGCGGAGAGGTACCGACCAGAAGTGATAGTCAAGTTTCATGTTGTCCATGATGGGATTGATGGGCGTCGCCAGTCTGGCGAAAGCGTCAATCGAATAATTGACGGAGTCGCCGGGCAGCGCCTCATCGAGGAGGATCGGGACGAGGTATCCAGCGTCAAACGTGGTTTTGTGAGCGAAGGATCGGTCAAAGCTAGACCGAGGGATTTCAACGTTTGGCACGTTGGCGAATGAATGTTGCATTACTGATTTCATTGATCGTTGTCCTCAAGGTTCAGTTGTTGCTGTTCATCGTCGAGTGGGAGCTTAACCAGCTCGACGCCGTTGTGAAGTGCTTGGCCTTGTTTCTCTATTTCGAAGTGTCCAGAAACATCGTTGAAGATGCCTAAGTAGAACAAGGTGTAATCCGCGGGGTGCATTCCAAAGGAATGTTTGATGTCGTTAACCGCGTCAGAGAAAGCGCGGACTGCCATGTCTTTTGTGTGCATAAAGAATGGCGGAAGGTAAGCGTGAGCTTTTTGGTCGTAGACCGAGAAAATTAGTTGTTTCATAACGTTCGTTCCAATTTGTTGATTTTGGCGTGTGCGATTTCTTCGCGCACG